GCCTTCAAAGTTGGCCCAGGATTCGGTACTGGCGTCGCGTGGAAAACTATGATTGGCACCAAGGTAGATGTGACGAGCGCCAAAGGCTTCGGCACGTCGTTCAATCTCATTGACGTTTTGTGCACCTACTACAAACACAGTTGGTTGTTGATACTGTGCAGTGTGTTCGACTTCTATACCAGTGAAAATAGTGACTGTTTTATGACCCTGACGTTCCATGTTCGGCCTTCAATTTAGTGAGTTGATCTTTGAGTTGTAGTTTGAGTTTTTTAATATCGCGTATTCGATCGTGATCGGCAATGGGATGTTTTTCTAACTTACCCAACTGCTTTTTCAATTTATGATGCTCTTGTTCAAGTTCTTCAATCCCGAGTTCTTCTATATTACTGCTGTTGCTCAAGTTGGTCAAGTCTTGATTCATCCAAATCTCCTTCTGAATCCTTTTCTTCCACTGAGAAAAGTGTATTAAACATAGTGTGGGCATTGTTTGCCCGTTTTCCGGTGTGTCCTCGAGTACCAATTATCTGTTCCCAGAGTTTCTTGTGATGGTCAACCAATGCCAAACTTTGTTGGCGGTCGTTTTTGGCAAAAACTTCATCAACAATATCTCGGACTTTGACACGATCAAATGATTCTTGTAGTAACATACTGGGCACAATACCTGAGTCATATGCACGATTGGCACGTTGTACTGATTCAAGATGCATCCAAACATTATGCCCCATCAACAACGCATAGGAGAAACTATCCCAACTTGTCTTACCTTCTTTGCCAATCTTATTTAGATCGCCGGGTTTGTACACACAGATATCTGATATCTTCAGGCGTGCGCTGATGGGCGAGTCTTCAAACTGTTTGTGAATGCCATCCTGCATCACTGCATCACGGAAACTGCGCGAGTCTGCGGCATACTTTTTGTTGTCTGCTGTGGGTTCCATGAAGTAGTTGAAACGTCCACGATCTTCTATTCCAATGCTGTGGTACAACTGTCCATTGGCAGTGGCCAGGAATGGTGACGCACAATCAAAAGAGATGGTAAAGTCAGGATTGTGATAGCGACGCACTGCTCGCATGATGTCTGTGAGCAACAACGCCCACTCCAGTCTTGACGTGCCCAGGAAGTGCATCCAATCATGTGTGCCCTGCTCCAGCAAACCATCATGTATCAGTGTGACAATTCTGCGCATCACTAAGTGAGCATCGCACATATTCTGACCGCCCATGCCCCAGCCATTGAAGTGACGTCCAGGGTATTGTTTGGGGTCACAGTATTGTTTCATTAGGTCATACCAACGATCAGCTTCGCTGTGATTGGCACCTTGTAACACATTCAAGAACTTGGTGCCGCCTTGGTCGACACCACGGCGATGCCGGATGAAGTACTCATTGTTGTAGTGCGTGGCTTTCACAGCATCATCATAGTCTCTGATGCCAGTTTTTTCAGTGGCACCTGGCACGTGGGAAGTCCATGTGGGAATATCCAGTGTCATGCCATAGTCGGCCATGCCATCTAACCACTTCAGCGCAGCATCGCGTTTCTTCTGTGCCCGGGGACACTTGGGATCTTTCCAATCGCCTTCCCATACACCTTTGGCAATTTGGAATCCACCTGAATCGCACAGCAAGGTGGTATGTTGACCCCGATTGCGCATCATATCTTCTCGAGGATCGTGTTTGGTTAAATCTAAATTGGCATGCCCTGCTGAATACAATGCCCAACGATAGGGGAACAATCCTGCTTGATCATTGAAAATGTTCAACATCTCCATGTCAGGAAGACCAGCCGGCATGCGTGTGACATCAACATAGGGTTCAAACCGTTGACGTCCAACATACGTACTGTAGAAACTTGATACGGCAGGAAGGAACACGGCATAGTCATGCTGTGCTGCTGTTAAGTCATGTTGTTCGCTCATTGAATACCTAATTGTTTTCTTATGTTTGTTGCACTGATAGAAGATATTTGATCATCGAATGTTTCTTGTTCAATTTTATATCCAACATCTCTACCATAAGTGATGTTTACAATGTTTGGTACAACTTGAATTTCATACTGGCCCTGATATATAGGATCTAAGTCTCTCTGTATAAAACTTTTAACTTTGGCAATTTCAAAAGGATTTGATCCTTGCCATCCCTGGCAATCTCTAATCATTATACACACTTGACCTGTCTTGGCAATAGCTCTTTCGAACAAAGCTCTATGACCATCGTGCCAGGGCTGCCAGCGACCCAACATTTGCACAGTTTCTTGTTGCCAGTCAAATTGAGGGCGACGCCGATTGTCTAAAATGTGTTCGGCAATAAATTCTGCCCACTTTTCAGCGTTCTGTTCAGTGATGCGAAAATCATACACATCTGGTTCGGCAAACATAGCGTTGGTGTCAGCGTAACGACCTTCACGAATAGTGTCTATCCAAACAGTCCAATCGGCTTTGAAATTGTGCCGTTGCTCGGGCAAAGGTGCCACAAAGTCCACGATCACATAGTCAGCATCACTGGCATCGGCCAGTTCGCGCATCCTGTGACTCTGGCGGATGCGGCCAGCCTCAGTGAAATCCCAGTCATTGAATTTTTTCCTCACGTTGTCGGCATTAAACCATTCCACACGGATACCATGCCCTTCATGCTGAAAACTACTGAGAAGTTGTTGTAGAGCCCGTGCCATGAAAGTTTTACCTGACCCCGGCAACCCCATGATTAATATGCGTTGTGCCATTTACTTTGTATGCGCTGGGAGAATGTAACGATACACAGCCAAGCCTGAATCAACTGTGATTTCTGCTGCGCCATCATCACTGATCTTGATTTTCTTGTCACCACTGAGATTCATAATTGAAATAAAAGTAGACACCGGCCAAGCCCAGGCACGTTTGAGCTGTCCAGTAACGTCTGATTGAAAAACAAAATTTCCAGCGTGAGTTGAATGATCACCAAAGAAGAATTTCAAGTCTGTGCCTTCGGTTTTGGCCTGGAACAATGTTTCTTCGGCATTGGCCTGCGCCTGCATTTTCAAACGTTGGATGCCGGCAATAGTGGGTTCAAACTCAATGTGCCACTTGGGTTCTTTAAATGTCACTGCTTTTAATTTGTCAGACACAATTTCACGACTCATGAAACGATAACTGTTTTTAAAATCTCCGGTGGCGTTTTCAAATGCAATACCGTCGGGCTCGCCAGTGCTCTTCTTTGTGATAGACAGTTTGGAATTCTCACGATACTCTTGTAAGTTCAAAAGAATTTTTAGTTTATTGAGATTGGGCATGCCAAATGTTCCGATGAATTCTGCGGAGGGGGTGGCAAATCGTCCTTCGACTATTACTTTACGTTCTTTGTCATCAATGCCAGAAATCAAAGTTTCTTTGTCAGTGCCTGTGACTTTGATCAGGTCAATGCAACCAAGATCAAATGTGTGTTCTACTAAATCCAAAAGATTGTCTTTCATAGGTTCTCCAATATGATACGTTTATTATAACAGGGGTATTTAGATTTTACAACTGTTTTGGTATAATTTTTGCAAGACTTTGTCCGCCGCGCATTGTGGTGAGATTGCCAGGCTTGCATAGTTCCACCCAGCACAGCGTATCGGTGCAATAGGTATAGGAATGTTCATAGCCCAACATTTTGGCAAGATTTATCAGCATTTCACCAGGCGTATAACAGCAATAAATTGACTCACTTAACATTACACCATTGGCATAATCACAGTTATTGAAAGTAAAAATAAATGCACCACCGGGTCTAAGTTTGGTCAACAACTCAGACAAATAATGTTTGATAATCTCAAAAGGTCTGAAGTTAAAAAAGTTATAGGCGACAACCAGTCCAAACTGATTGTTAGGGAGAAAGTTCATCATTGGATCAGATTCGCTTTCTTTGATGACATAGGGCCTTAGATGTCGTTGATATCGCTTGTTAAATCTTTCTATACTTGGCACAAGTAAGTCGTAATCCTGATCAACAAGATACAAAGGGCTACTAGAAACAAGATCCAATACATGTTCTTCAGTGGCCGGTCTAAAACACACTGCCGGATATTGCCAGTCGGTCCAAGATTTGACACGTGCTCTAAAAATCTCATATTCTTTATCAGTAATAGCCAATTTTCGATTTAAAATATAAGGTATAGTTTCGTGTCGCATTTCGTTGACATACCATTTGTAACTTTTTTCAAAGTACTGTGGCTGTATTTCTTCTACCAAGGTGTTAACGCTTTGCGAAATGTTTTTTAACTCTTGTTCTAAATCATGCAATGAGTTAAGAACACTATCAACTTTTCTTTGAACGTTAACTTCGTACATATTACGAACATTTACTTCGGTTCGAACCATGCGCATAAGTTCATCAAGATGGGAATCAATAGTCCATCGATAATCAACATTATTGAGCATCTGGTTAATTTGATTTTTATATCTAATTACGTCGCTGAGTTTCATGTAAATTCAAACAGGCTTTGAAATGTATTTTCTGTATTTGTTGCTATTCCCAATTCCCAATCAAGAACACTCAACAGGTTATCAACTTTGGCGTCAATCACAGTTGACTCCATTTCACGATCATCAAATGGCAATTCTTTGAACCACGCAGGTAAGTGCAATTCGTCAGTGGGATAGCCAATTGACGTCCATCCCAGTGCATTACTTCTAAGTTTACAAACAATTGTTTTCATGCCATCAACAACTGCAATACTGTAATTATCACCATGCATTCTGCGCATAGTATTCCAGTTCATTGCTGCACGTACATGTCCAGGCATATTGGTTTTACCTTCTCTCTGCTCGGCCTTGACAAATTTAGTGAGATTGTTTACACGCTTGGGAGTACCTTTCTCCCAGCCCGGACGTTCCTTGAATGCATATTTAAACTCTTTGATTTTCCCTACAATTGAATCTTTGGTAGCTCCGGTCAGTACATCATTAAGAATCTCTGACAAAAAGTCTTGAATCACTTTGGGAGTATCACTGCGTTTGAGATCCAGGCCCATGGCCTTGACTTTGCCGGGCTTGCCATTGACATCTGTGCGTTTGTTTTCTTTGTCGTAATACAGCACAGCATAACGTTTCTTTGTAATAAACAAACCCTTGGATGCCACAAGTTCTCGACCGCCACGTATCACTGCACCCATATCTCTAGGTATGTGAAATGCCTGTTCCATAAACGCCGGAAAACTATCATTGACTTGATCAGCAATACCATCGTATAGCTGCACACAAACATCTTTGTTCCAGGTCATGCGACCTTCTTCTACTTCTTTCTTCAGTACTGGCCAGGCTGAAAAGTAACATGAGTCTGTGTCACCATAGATAATTGTTTCGCCTGTGTGATCATACTTGCCTGTGAGACATTCGTTGACATAGGCATCCATATGTTTTGCCACGGCTCTTCCAGTAAGTGTGGTTGATTGACCAATTCGTTTATCAAAAAATCTACAACCAGGGTTGAGAATAGCCCCATACAAACTATTAAGATTAATTTTCTTAACCAACTGCCTCTTGTCCCAGTATTCAAACTGTACATCATTTGTTCCTTCGTAATCTCTTGCTTTTGTCTGCATGTCCATGCGTTCGGCATACCAACGCTTGAGCAAGCCCGGAACCACACCTTCTCGTTCGTAAGTAAAAATAGTGCCATTGGCCGACAATATCCAAGGCTGATTTGAATCAAAAATTATTCGCCAGAGTTCAGCCGCTGAGTACACAGTTTCTTCGCTATCCTCCCAGTCAACTGTGATTTCAGTGCCACGTTGCTGCTCCATCACAGCAGTGTATTCAAGACTACCAAACAACCCTTCCCATGCTGCAGCAAAACTTGCACCGCCTTGGATTTTATCTGCAATGTACCTGTCGGTCATTGTTGGTCGGAGTTGACCAACAATTGTCTCGGTGGCCATGTTAAGAGCACGGATTGCCGAGGGATAGAGCGAGTTAATGTCAATGGATCCAATCCAGTCGTGGAGACCTTTTTTTGGATAAGCAACATAGGCACCTGCGGCTTGTGTGTCTTCATCTGTGAGTCTTTCTCTACGGTTGGGCACTACCAATCCACGTTCGTGGGCTTCGTTGATAATTGCTTGTTCTGTCACTGCCACAGCACCCATTGTGGTCTGCAGCAACACAGTATTTTCATGTGCCAGTGTGTTAGCAAGGTCCAAGAACTTTAATTTTTTGTCTAGTTTGGCCAACAACACAACGTCTTGTCTGTTGTAGTCAATGAATAGTTTGAAGTTTTGATTGTAGAGTTGATCAAGTGTTCCTTCAAACGCTGTCTTGCCGCCGACCTCTTCGTATTCACCAATGGCATCCAAACTGTAACTATGACGTTCTTCGTAGGTGTATTTTCTATAGAGCTGCATATAGTCCATGTGTACACGACCTATGAGATCAAATGTCTGTGACTCGGCACCAAATCTTTCAAATGTTCTTTGTTTGGGAAGTTGCCCCCATAGACAGAATTTGCGTGTATCATCCTTGCTGAGAACTCTAATCACGCGATTTACAGTGTAAGGAATATCATAGCCTTCACTGTTCCACCCACTCAACACATCAACGTCGTCGATCAGATCCAAAAACATCTTCAACATCTCTGGTTCAGATTCAAACAAAAAAGTGTTGTCAAAGTCTGCAACAAGCTCTTGGGCAGTTTCCATGCTCATGTGACGCGGAGGTATGGCCAATGTCACCAGTTGATCTAACCAGCTTAGATACACTGATATTGCTGTGATAGGATTAAACGGGTCGTCGGGCTTTGAGTATCCTTTTTCTGGATCAAAGTCCACTTCAATGTCAAAGAATGCTGCATGCAGTCGAGGAGCATCTTGTCCTTTGTAGTTGTCCTCTAGACAACGAAACACCGGATTGATATCAGACTCATAGAATCTTTTACCGTTTTGAATGCGCAGTTCCTTGCGAAACTCTTTGTTGCTGCGTGTGGAAAATCTAGACACCGGAGTACCATAGATGCTTTGGAACTTTCCACGAGGATCATCGTAGTAAAAAATATAGTTGGCCGGATACTCCTGGTATTGCCGAATACCATCTCGACGTTCTACTACGTGTATGCGATCGTGCTCACGATCAAATAAGGCGTCAATGTAGCTCAATGTTCTAGTACCTTATCATAAAAATTATCAAAAAAGGCGGGATGCTGGTAATCTACTTTCCAGGATTCAAGTAAATCTCGATTATGCTTGCTCTGATTATACAGTTGATTCCAGTCAATGTCAATATTATCATTGATCAATAAATCAAGTAAATGTGTTTGTCTTTGATGCCAGGTCTGACCGTCTAGCTGGTCCATGTAATTTCCAATTTCAAAACCTAAATTTTTCAACTTCTGAACTCCATGTTTTTGTACAAACAACAGTGGAATAGTTGGAAACTGAATAGCCCGCAATGATTTTTCGGTAAAGCACCATCTGGTCCCGTCATCCTCAACTGCATAAGTTTCCAACACCAATGAGTATTTGGAATCGGCTATCAATGACAACAGATTATTCTTTTCTTCAAAGTTTCTAAATGGTATTTGATTCTTACGGGATTGATAGGCAGTTTCAAAATGTGGTAGTTTATTGAGTTGATAGGTATAGTGTATGTAATCAAACAACTCTTTCCCTACAAGAGTGCAGTAGCTACTCAATTGTTTCATCAGCAAACTAACATATCCACGATCAAGCAGATCATATGTATGTAAAAAATAAAACCAACTCTGCCGAGTGGAATCAACTCGTTGAATAAAACAGTTATAAAGTTTGGTTGGAGTGACCGAAGTAAAGTCTATGTTTTTGTATGACGCAGTGACTCCCAGTAGTTTTGGATAACTGACAAATTTGATGAATTCAAGATCATTAAATTCTATCAAGTTATCAGTGACCACGAAACAAATTTTTCCCAATTGACTGCACATGGTATTAACTGATTGCCAAGAATCCATGCCAGGGATGAGATCAAACAAGCACACACAGACAATTTTATCGTGTGTGCTTGATTCTATTGCATTGTCAAAAAATGCAGTACATAATCCAATATTGTTAGTTTGACAGAATGTCAAGATCCGAGTATGCAGAAGTTGTCGTTCGTTTCGCCAAGCCAATTGATCATACGAATCAATTTCTTTTTGGTTTGTACCTTGATTAATCAATGCATTCTCCTTTTATACTCCACCAAATAACAACACATCTGATTGATCTTTGACTTGATCAAGATATGCCTGTGCGTCGGAGTTTGATGGATGAGTGTGATCAAACACATCTAATTTAGCAAATTCCTCATGACTAAATGTGCCCCAATTGTGTAATCTAGCGTATTCAACACAATCAGCGCCGAACTTATGAGCCATATCATAAAATTCTATAATTTCTTTGTAATTATCAAACTGTGCAATCATACGCAAATGTAATTTGATACCTCGTTGAGCACATTGATTTTGTGTCCATTGCAGTGTGTGTTGCATATCCTTCCAAGCACCGCCCCTACGTAACTTCTCATAGGTAGCAGATTGAGCAGCATCCACTGTGATAGTGATCTTTTCTACATGACTAGCCATGTCACTGAGTCGATGCCAGCGTTGAGGCATCAATAGCCCATTGGTTTGAATACAAATTTTTAAGTTTGGAAAGTCGTTGCTGTTGATGCTGTTGACAAATCTCAGTAACATAGGACTGGCAAACAACTCCCCACTGGAACTGAGATGTAACTTAATTGTTTGATCTGTAGGCGAAGGGAATAGATTTTGTTTTAATCTCTCACCTAGGTCTTCTTGACGTTCACGCTCATCTTCTGTGGTAAGTTGCACTTCGGTACGACAACTTGGGCAACTGAGATTGCAAGTGACATCGCCTGCAAAAAATATCTCATATGGCATTGCCCAACGTTGGGTGTCTTCTAATTGCCACTGCACCGACGGTGGAAGATTATTGACATCATTAAACTCATTGTTGCGAATGATTCCACAGGTGTCAGCATTGCAGTAGATGTAACTGCCATCACCAATACTGCGCCTAATGTCCTGAGCCAATGAGGAGCTCAAAAGTTCACTGATAGAGTTGTCAAACAAGTTGCCCACTGTGGCCGGCATCCAAGCAGCACACCCACAGAGTCTGACTTGTCCGGTATAATTTACTTCTATTGCCACAAAAGGGCTAAGACAGATTTTCCCTGCGAGTTGCTTGGGAGGAAATTGTTTTGGGGCCAACCGTAATGGTACGGTCAGCGTCAAAGAGTTTTTCCAACAGTGGTTAGAATTTCTTCCAACAGCGCATGATCCTGCTGAGCTTTGCCAAATTCAGCTTTGTGTGCTACTCTGATGGCTTTTTTAAGCACTGATGGTTTGATTTCTAATTCTTCAGCAATGGCTTTGACGGTGTCACTGAGTCCACCACTGAGGGTTTCAACTTCATGCATGACCTGCATACCTTCGTTGATGAGTTGAGTTAGTTTGGCTTTTTGTTCACCGGTGAATGATCGACTATCCATTTAATATCTCCAAAAAAACAATTATATATTAAACTAACACCATTGTCAACGACGATATCGTCGAACGTGATGGAAAATGCGTGGACTCGGATTATTTTTAGTGCCCGGATCTCCGCCCACATTGACTCGAAGATTGGGGTTGATATTTTTAGTAAAAGCGTTGATATAGAGTGCCATGCCACCATTGGTGGTGCGTACTAAACACAGCCCTTGATTGTTTGTGACCATGTATATGGGCAATCCACAATCATCTTCGGTGACATAAAGCATTGTTATTGTTATTATAATGCTCACTTTGTACTACAGGGTAGCGGTCTGTAGCGTCGGGCAGCAGCCGCCCAACCGTACCTCAGCGGTCCTAAGGTGGTGTCTGGTTCTCTCGTGCGGCTGCTACCAATTCATCTAACTTATGACGTGCTTCGTTCCAATTACTGGCCTGAATATTAAACGTTTCGGATACTGGGTCGCCGTTGGGATCAACCCCAATCACGGCTTCCAATGTGTAAGTGATCATTTGGATGCCTTGGGCGCATCGCCATACACTGCAGGATTCTCTTTTTCAAATCTTTCACGCTCGGCTTTTTGCTTGGCGATTAAGTCAGTGAGTCTTTTGGCTGCTGCATCGGGGTCAAAGCCAGTACGTTTCAGTCCTTGGTTGAACTTTTCACGTGCGGTTCGTGTTGGTGTTGGTGTTTCGGCAATGTCTTTGATGGGTTGATACTTGGCTATAATAGATTTGATGATGGCTTGCTTGTGTTCGGGCGCAGCGTCACTCTGTGCTATTTTTTTAATCAAGTCAACGACATTAGGTGGTAACTGTAGATTTTCATTCATGTCTTTGGGTATTTTACTTTCTGATTTTTTGCCATAGCTGGCAGCACCTCGTTTACGACACTGTACCAGGCGTCCTGATGCATAGGCCGAGGGCCACACTTTGGCCGATGCTTTGACTTTATAGTAACAAGCATCTTTCTTTTCATTTATCATAGCTTCGGAATACATTGCACCACCGCACTCAGGGCACATTTCTGATTGTTCTTGACTTTCTTTTGGCACACAGTTGGGAACCATACGACCGCTTTTTTCCTTCATGCCTACTTGTTTGTACGTATCCCAGCATTTTTCGTCAAGTTGAACTTCGTTGGTTTTCTTCTTGGTTGCAACATTTATTGCAGCACCTGCACGATTTGCATTGGGATCTTCTCTACGCTTGCGAGCTGCAGCCGATGCCCGACCTTTTTTACCCAGGGCATGTGCCTTGGCCCGTGGCAAGCATTTGGGCTTGCCTTCAGACTCGCTGCCTCTGGCACAGTCGCCACGAATCTTGCCATCAGGACCAAATCTTACCCACTTTTCTTTGAACCAATCGCGTAGATTTTCATCTACACCTTGCTTCTGTTTGGGATATCCGTGTTTAATATCTAAGGTATATCCTGATATACCTTGCTTGTCTAAGACACCAGAAATAAATTGTTCAGCTTCTTTGGCACTAGAAAATTTATCTCCTAGATTGTATTTCCTGACTTCACCGTCAATTTGTACATAGGCAATTGTTATAGGTTTAACTGGTTCTTGTGCTGCCTGAGCAGGACTTCCTAAGAGATTGGCAGCAGCAAGAGCCGCACCTGCTATTTTACTTTTCAAGCCTTCATCTACACCTTGTTCATCAAAATGTTGATGCGGTGTGTTGAGTTTTAACCTCATTTTTAACTTGCCGTTTACATATACTTCTGCAACTTCGCCCTTCTGGTAACTGATTAACTTTGATGCTTTATTTCTTGCATGATCAAAATCATTGTATGGGCCGGGAACGGGTTGACCATCTAACTGAACCTCAAACTCGTCTGAGCCTTCTGCCATGTTTTGCTTGACATGTACAGTGGTATTCTTTCCATTTCTGTTGTTGCGTAATTGAATGTGCTTGCCCGGTACAACATCTTGTACAGCTTCCCAATTACCTGATTGGATCAACTTCATAATTTGTTTGGTTGACAATGACTTGTACCCGTATCCATCATCAGAAACTTCCGCTACACCTTTTCTAATACTTAATTTGTCGGCTGGGCTTGGGCCAAACCCGCCACCATTGGCAAAATGCTTATGAGTCTCTTCTTCTCGTTCTCTTTTTTGCCTAATGCGTTCGGCATTTCTTTGTGCTTGAGTTGGGGTCTTTGCAACTTTTTTCATCATGGTGTCAAACTTTGGATCACCTGTGGCTTCTTCTACGCCAGACTCGGGTAATTGGCCTTCGGGGCCTGTCTTACGATATGGACTAGATGCTTTCATAGTATCCATGCGACTCTTATTCAAGGTACCTTTCCGGCCTGCACGATCAGTTTTATATAGATCATCTGGACCTGCAACAGTTCTTCCACCAAGTTTATCAAAATCTCGTGCTTTGCCGGTGTTTGGTCTAACCTGTACTGTGATATTCTTCAACACATTCATAGCATCACCAATGGAATTGAAAGCATCAGTTACATCACCGCCGTGATAACCATCTCGGTCTTCAAACTCTATTTGTATGCGACCAGTTTTCTCAATGTAATACACTGTTCCTTGAGCGTAGTGACCGCCTTCACGATCATCAAACTCCCAAATTCTTATGTCAGGATTGTTTGATTCTACTTCATGCCAACCGTGTAGATTTTCAATGGCTTGTGCAAAATCACCTTTGCCTTCCGCCACACCTAACTTAGATTTTATACCACGTTTCATGGTATCACTGTCTTGTTTATTGATTTTGCCCGAGCGTGTGACACGTGGTGATTTTTTCCAATCATATGGATCATTGCCAATTGAATGATGTTGTCTACCAAAGTGCATTTTATTAGCACCTGCTTCTATCTTGTTAGCAACATTGTCGCCAAATTCTTGTTTTATTTGAGCAATAATTAGATCTGGATCACCGTATTCGCCATCAAGATCATAGTATGCTTCTGGATCAGTAGCACTTCTATATTGGTCAATTAAGTCATCTAATCTTAATCTCTTGTCGGAATCTAAGCCTTCAGCTACACCTTGTTCTTGTATTCTTGGATCAGTAGATAATCTACGACCATACTCGTCCAGTTTTTTAAACACAATGGCAGCGACACGATTAAAGATTATTGTGGAAATATTATTTTTAGCAAAATAACGTTCTAACGCACGATAAATGGTACTATCATGGGCCATACCATTTAACTTTGCCAAGGTTTTATCAGTAGTGAGTTTATCAGCAACATCTAGAGCCTGTCTATCCAAATCTTCTGAGCCTTCTGCCACACCTTGCTGTCTATTAATATACCCTTGATTGGTTCTAAGATTAAATTCACCAATGACGTCACCGTCCCAGCTTTGTGCCACCAAACGATTTCTATCCGGTTGAGGATATACTCGGCCACCTGCTGCAGCGACTTTGTCACTCCAGGTGTCATAGTCTGTGACTGGTGTTTTATTTTCAAACAGTTGTCGGAAATTCATTGGCGTATCCTATCGTTCTTCTATGTAATCTTGATCTTGCATTGCGGGTACCATTGCACTGCGGCGTGCTAGATACATTTCACAGGCCATGGCAGCTTCATCCAATGAATCAAACTTTGATTTAAGTGGCTGGCCTTTGACTGTGATGCGGAACCCATCATCTTCGTTGCCATGAATTTTAATTTCATTGCCATCGTCAGTGCGAATTGTTTTAACTGATAATAATTTTTCTAAAGGATCTTTTTGTATGTTGGCCTTGGCTTTGTTGATGAGTTCGCGATCCTTGCCCACCAACTGATCTTCCACACTCTTGAGATAATCATTGAGACCTTTTTTAACTGTGCTCAACAGATCTTCGTTCTGTGGATGACTCATGTCCTGGCTTTCACCACCTACAAAATATCCTGCTGTGGGATGCCTGGGATCCTTCTTGCTGCCCAACACTGGGCTGATGTTCTTGGGTTTAAACAATGCCGGCAATTCAGGCACTGATTTTTGTTGAGCATTGAGGCCAGACTTGGGCAATGCCGCAGAGGTTGCACTGCCTTCAATCAAATTTAAACGCTCAATGATGTCACGGATGTCGCTCATGCTCGGTTATCTTTCAAGAAGCTACGCAACATCCATCCGTGTTTGCCATGTGCGTCCAGGCGTTCGGCAATGAAGTTTGCAATGCCCTGTTGATTTTCTTGCTCAGCTTCGGCAAAACATTGATTCAATAAGTCAATGACTTGAGTGTTATTGCCGAGTAATTCTTCAATCATCAGTCTGGCACGAGGTACTTTGGTCTGTCCTTGAATTACACTGAGTTCAGCAAAACGTTCAAAACTACCCGGAGCGTAATCATCTAGGGAGCGAATAAATTCAGCGGTACGATCAATTGAATGGTTGTTGACTTCTTCATACAGCTTCTCAAAAAACTTATGTAATTGTGCGAAGTCCGGACCTTCTACATTCCAGTGAAAGTACTGCGCTTTTGTCGCAAAAGCATACTCGGTGGCGAGTAAAGTTTTCAAAGCATCACTTAGCACGATTTTTCCTCTTCTTTGGTGTATTTGGTGTGTCCACGTTTGTATATTTACCAGTCAATAGGTTACCGCCCGTGCGACTCAACGCAGGCATGTGCCCCAGCCCGCTCATAGTGGCAGCAATTGATCCAGCACCTGTGGCCCCTGCGCTGGCATTTTCGTTGATAAATTCGCTAGCTCTCATGTTCTGTACTTCCAATTTTCAATAGTCCACCTGATTTCATTCGTCCTGGCCCATGCACCACCCGCATATTTGTCACTGTCAACTCGGCCAAGCAAGGCTGCACCAACTCAAATCTAATTGTGTACTTGCCGGGCGGCGCTGAAATTTGAAACAATTCTTCAAGATACTGCTCAGTCCAGATCCATGTGCGCTCGGCAAATAATTCGTCATTGACATAGGACCTATAAGTTGGGGGTAATCCCTCCCATTTACAGTCAACATCACAGACAACTTGTACGAATTCGCGGTGCATATCATATTTAGCATACACATGTCAAGGGTCTTCATGCACAGTTGGTGACGTCTATGACACGATTTTTCCCAAAACCTTCTTTTCTGCGTAGCACTACAAAGGCCATGAATTCTTCAAGTGTTGTCCACTGCGATGTGGGACGAAATTCGTAGGTTCTTCTACCAGCAGCAAATTCGGATTCTAACTCTAGTATTACGCTCAGTAAATTGTTGGGCTGTGCCAGCACAAGTTTGCTCTTGATATTAGGGTTTGTGATCCACGCTTGTTGTAATTCAATTACCTGCCAGGCCAACACTCCGGTATACACAGCCAGGAACCACTGGGCCAGGCGCTGACAACTCTGCTGATGATCTTGAAACAGGGTCTGAACAGTACTCCATATGCTATAGTATCCGGTGCTCTGTTGACGCAGATAAAATGCTTCTACATCGCTACGAATACTGTTGATTTGCTCCTGAAAAAATTCATCATTGGCCAACCATTGTTCCAAACTCTCATATATTTTTTGATAACTCCAGCCCTGGCTATGCAGATACCTTGCATAAATTTCAGTCCATCCGTGATGATGAAACGACACAATCATCCAACTGAACATTGTGGCTGTGACATGTTCTGCGGCAGTCATTGTGCTGTGACTCACTACAATGTTCTGACATTCGTCAATGCCCGTGACTTTGCATTGCCAATAATCTTCTATTGCTGCACTTTGAATTTCATAGTCTTGATGTTTGATACCCAGTTCACTGTTTCTCAATAATTCTGCTGGAAATACAAACACACATCCATGCTGACCCATTTCTAAAAGCTCATAATGTCCTTGACGCCAGGAATCCACAGTTTCAAGCGGCAATCCCAAGATCAACTCAGTATAGAACGGAATTTGTCTACGATTGCAGTCATGAAATAACGAACTCAGATCATTGATACGCATGTTCTTGCGTTTGATTGCAGTGAGCGTGTCATCATTCATGCTTTGCACACTCAAGGTAAGACCGCGGTTTAATCCATGTTGGGTCAATAGTTCGGCAATATCCAGCACAACTTGATTGGAATTTTTATACCAGTTGGTGTTGAACTGTTCAGGGTAACCGGATTGCTGCTTCACTGAGATAAGGTGATTTATTATTTCGCGATCACGGTCAGGAAACACACCAAAGTTAGCATCACCAATTAAAAGAAATTCAATTTGATTTTCGCCAGCCCAGGCAATTTCAGCCAGGACCCGATCCAAGGGAAACTTTTTTATTTTGCTGTAAGTCAAGCTGCCCCAGTCACAAAATGTACAGGCAAATGGGCATCCACGATTTGTTTCAAATGTCATGGCATATTGATGACTTTTGTCTTTGATGACATCATCAAAAACGCCTGTGAGATATGGGCTGGGGTAGTCTAAATCTTCCAATCGGGTGGCCACATAATCTTTTTTTACTGTGCCTGACAAATGGTCCAGCAACATCTGTTGAAACGCTTGCTCACCTTCGTAACGTATGGTGACATCAATCCAAGGTGCAGCAGCTCGCCACTGGCGGTAAGCCTGTTCTTGATTAGGCACATTGGGTCCACCAAGCACAATCAAGCAATCGGGCCAACGTTGTTTGATGGCCCGAGCCAGTTGAAGATTATATCGTTCATTCCAGACATAGGTACTGAATCCACACACCGCAGGATTGTCAAGACTGTCAACAGTTGCATCAATAGGGTCTCGCAACATACCCAAACCAGCCAGGCGATAATTGCTGGCCACTGTGGGGTTGGTCACGGCGTGACTCCAAAGACACCCTACTGAGTACGGTAACCACACTGTGGTCACAGAACCAAACCCCACACGAAAATTTGGCGAATAGAGATAGACATTGCGTTGCATGTGGATATTTACGCTACCCAAGGTAGCAGACGATTAATAAGGACGGCCTTCGGCTTCGCTACGGCAGCCTTCCCACCAACTGTTGGACTTGCCCAGGGGGCATTGTGCGGGATTTTTTATTCTACGCTGTTGTGCCCATTGATCACCGGCTTGATGACCTGAACAATCTTTGGTGCAGGGGTATGTTCGCCAAACCAACCCAGTTCCGGCTTCGTCAACACTTTGGGTTTTGATCCATTCATCGGGAGTCTTGCTGTAGTGCTTGACAAAGCGATCATGTAACTGTTTGGGAGTAATGTCGTAATGCAGAGCAATGGCAGTCATTTCACCGTCAATGGTATTGTAGTCGTGCTTTGGGTTAGCTTTCAGGGCTCTAGTCAAGTCTCGTACCGGGGTTTCAACAATGAATTCAGTGGCTCGCATAGATATATTTATGTAAGTGTTTTTTTCAATGCTCAAATTGACTCTATAAGTATTTCACACATGAACTATATCACAGCCACACCGCCCACCAGTGAAAATATCTTCTTTGATCTGACATTTGATGCTGAGTTTTGGGATCAACCCCCACAGATTGACATTTTGGTTGATGGGGATCTTGTCGAGCAACACACTGTGGATCGTGCCAATTATTCTGTGCGATTTCGTCGTGTGATGAAGTTTGGTTGTCTCCATGTCATGGAAATACATCGCCATGGTAAAACCAACGATCAAACCAAGATATCATCAGACGGGCAAATACAAACACAGACCCTGCATATAAAAACAGTGAAGTTAGACAACATTGATCTAAGAAACATTGTCTGGCACACCAGTGAATTTTATCCAGAGTATCCTGAACCCTGGGCCACAGAACAAAGACATCAAGGCAATGTGCTTGAATATCCTGTGCCCGGTGAAATGTATCTAGGGCACAACGGAACATGGCGCTTTGAATTTACATCTCCAATATATGAATTTTTAGTTGACTGGGCCAGGAGCAATAGATGACGTGGAATCATAATCAACTGTCACCTACGTTTTCGCCCTTGCGAGATGACTTTCTTGTGAAAGTACAAACTGATTGGTTTGCTGAATCGCACCCTGTGGTGACCAATCAACAGTTGATCCCAAGACTCAATGAGTGGTTTCAATCCACCAGAGTAAACAATCTCACAGGATGGCATAGTTTTCCCTGTGTTGACATAACCATGGGCTGCACACACTATATTGAATCACTGGTAATACGATTGGGCTGGGATGGATTTCAGATCCTAAATCACGAGTATGCCTATTACTCATTTAACGGCAAATGGGGAGTCAATGCGGGAGACCTTGAGCCCAACAAACCTTTGCTGATAACTATCCCGCACTACACCTGGGCCGGCGTGCGTCCTGAATGGAATGCTGTGCTGCGTGAGTGTGAGCAAAAAAACATTGACATACACATTGACATGGCCTGGATCACATTGGCCAAAAATGTCAACATTGATTTTTCACACCCCTGCATACAAAGTGTGGGCATGAGTATCAGCAAATATTCAATGCAGTGGAATCGTGTGGGACTTAGATACAGTCGCCAACGCACCATGGACAGCATCACTATGTTCAATCATTATTATCAACCCGGCACTAATTCTTCTCAGAGTTCTTGTGCTGCTCGTGCCATTGAAACAATTCCCAGAGACTACGGATGGAATACCTATGGTCGACATCACCAGGATATCTGTAATACCCTAGACCTCAACGCCACAGATTTAGTGCATGTGGTCAAAGACAAAGACAACAAGCCCTGGGGTATCACAGAAATGCTAATGACTGTTGTACCAGAGAGCAAATAGGCTGTAGCGCAGGGCATTGGCAGGCACAGGGTGTGCAATGCGATGACTTGGTTTGTCTGGGCCTGAGTGGTCAACTACATATCCGGTGTTCTTGAAGAATGGCACCAACAACGATCCAGAGTCAATGGCAAATTCAGTGCCAGGAATGCCCTCATCGCTGTCAAGATATATCTGCAGACTGGCCCCTATCACAGGATTGTCGGTGTGCCAGTCAATGTAATAACCAGGATGATCGCGCCAGACCACAATACCATTGAATGTTTGAAAACTGTTGGGATACATTTTTTTCAACACAGGCGTTGCTGCAGCACAGACTTCGTGTAATTCTTCTATCACCGTGTCAGCGTCCCAGGTGAGCTTGTACCGTGGAACATCATGCATTGGTACTCCGTGCTCGTTGGTTTCTGGAATCCAATTTTCACTGTGATAATTGTCAGTAAGATACTGCTGTAACTTTGACAATATCTCATCATTAAACACAGATTCTACTAAGTTTAGTCTGTTGTTGATCTTATTGGAATTTTCTAAAGCAGTGACAAGTGTAGCAGAGTTTTCAGCAATGAGCGCTTGGTCTATCATTTCAAGGGAAATTGTTGACTGGTTGTTGGTGGTTTCTTTACTATGCCGCCACCTGCGGGATTGCCTTGCGCAGTCTTGCCAGTCCAATTAGTAGCAGGCCCTTTGCCCACTTGTCCAGACATACCTGATACTGTGGCTCCTGCTGGCATTGTTTGCGCAACTTTTAATTGTGTTGTAGTGTCAGCAATTTGTTTCTCTAAATTAGACTGCACTGATTTCCCAAGATTTATAGCATTGTTTACATCGTTGGCAGAAATTACCCCTGCCTGTGCCGGAGTCATTCCAAGGCTGCCTGTGGTTTTAGTTGACCCTGACAGTGACTTGACTGTGTTGGTAGTATCAACTGCATCGGTGTTGGCAGCTATGTTAGCCTTCATTGAATCCAGATCTAAATCAGCTGCTTCAACTATATCACGTATTCTCATTTTTTCTTTCCTGACTTCATGTTAGCGCACCAATGATACATTTTAGCCTTCTCGCCTGATGCGTTCTTGGCACGGCGTCGTAAGTCTGTAACAGAACCATTGCAACTGGCACCTGAACGTTTTACACGACC